GGATCATAAGTGTCTCGTCTTCGCCTTGGTATCCATTTTTTGACTTTTCAATGAGAGCCTCGATATCCCAAGTTTCCATTTGAAGACTGCGAGCCGCTTCTTCGATGGCACGCCATTCACCTATTCCAGTCCCCATAATTGCTCCAGACGAGTCGATAACTAGGTTAGCATAAAAGTCTATTTGCGTTGTGCAGTTAATCCGTCTGTCGTGCCGGATGGAGGGTTGAGTTGTTCCAAAGCGTTTGGAGACTGTCTTGCCAGTTTTGATCCATACGGATGAATCGTTTTTGGTTTGATACTTTGTTCCGATTTCGAGGTCTTTGATTTTCATTTTTGTTTTTCTGTTTTTGGTTCTGTCGTTCGGGTTCGTCCCGTTCGATGTGCAAACCTTCTTTCATCTCCGCAAAGATGAAAAGAAAAATTTTCGCGAAGTGCGAAAATAATTTTTGAGAAAAGTCTTTACATATGCGCTCAACCAATGCTGGAGCGCATCTGCGCTTGGATAAAAACCAATTTACATATTGGAATCTAACTAGGTAGGGCGGTATAATTTCACCTCGCGAACGCCTTGATTGGTCTGTATCGTTGCTTTTTTTGCTTCAAGCATCCCTTTTCCGACTGCTGTTTCAACTCGGCAAGAAACAGCTGCGATGGTCAATTTCGACTCCTCGGCAATAGTGCGAATTGTCTTCCACCCTTGCTTGGCTAGGTCTTTCTCGCTTTCGACTTTTGTTGAATCGTAGAAAGCCGCCCAGGCTTTTTCTAAATCGGCAACAGCCACGGTTGATTTATTTTTCGCTCGCATAAATTGATGTTTATTGAGTTGTCTTTGTAAAAGCCATACGCGAACCCTTGCGACCAAGCGAAGGTGGCGCGGCGTGTCGAAGCGTATTCCATATCGAAACGCGCAAGCATTCCGGTGCAATAGCCCGAAGCGCCGTCTAGCGTGCGAGCGCGTTCCCATCCGACTCGGTGAAGGTGGGCCAGAACGCATTGGCCGTATGTCTCCGCATGATCGCGGATGGCCTGCACGTTATACATATACCCGTGCAGGAACTTCGTTCCGCCTAGCTCGTAAAAGGATCGAATGTGATATGGATACAGCCGCGCTTTTAGTTCCTTTGCGGTCTTCTCAATAGCTTGTATCGTCAGTGTAGCGGCGTGAGCCGCTAGAGCGTTTGGAGAATTGGCGAGTTTATAAAGCCTAGCTTCATGGTTTCCGTATAAAATATGTTGCGGACGTAATTCGTGCAGAAAATCAATACCACTTGAAAGGTCGTCCGAGATGCTCGCGGCGCGGTCGCTTGAGTTCGGATCGGAGATAGCTCCAGAGCGGAAGGCCGCCAAGTCTAGGAAGTCCCCTAGGTGAATTGTCGTGTCTGGTCGCCATCGTTCCTTGAACACGAGGACGGCCTTGCGTGCCTCTGGGTCGATCTGGTCGCCATGAGAGCACCCAACAGCCATCCATTTTTTCCATCCCTTCATCTTAGTTCTGGAATGTTCCGGTCGCTACGTTGCTCCCAAATCCACGCGCGAACGGCCTCCATCGTATCTTCGTCGAGTTTTGCGAATGCTCCGCTCTCGTGCTTTAATGCGCTCCGTAGCTCCTGATCTATGTCATCAACCAGGATCAGAATATCAAGCGCCTTACAGGCCACCTCGTGCTCGTATCGCTCGGTCTCGTCAAACTCCAATGTCATTTTCATGCTTCTTCGTCCTCCTCTTCTTCTTCTTCCAAGTCTGGGAATAAAATACTGAAAGAGTCGCCTGCGAGTCCTTCCACGGCGTATTTGTTTCCGAAGACAAACTCACCGTGCATCGTCTCGCCTGCTTGCTCCCACGATACAATGGCGAGACCGCAGTCATAATGCTCCGACAGAAGCCGCTTCGCTTCTGCGAGTGCTTCCGTTCGCTCCGATTCAACCGTCGGTTGTTTCTTTTTTTTCAAGCGAGGACGTCTATTTTTTTAGATACTCTATTGCGTAAATTGGCGAGCATATCGCGCTCGGTCATGCCTTTCGCCCATGCTGGACGTAGCTGATAGTGCGGTTCGTCAACAAATTTCCAGTCTCCGCCCCATTCTAGGCCGAGGCTTTTGCCTAGCGTGCCTAGCTCATTGTAGAGCGGATGTTCTCCGCAATATTCTTTGCCGCGAAAAATACCGATATCAAAAGCGATACCGAAATTATGATTTGAGTGGCCGGCGGCGGCGTTCGTTACCTTTTTCCCTGGGGTTGTGCGGCCCCGCGCATAGAGCGCATCCTGTTCCATATACGATCTCGTGCCGCTGATGATCTTAACGTCACAGCCCACCTTTGCACAGATGACCTTTGCAACGCCTAGAAAGGCGCGTGCGGCCTTTTGCATCGCTGGGTGGAGCGTGGCAAGCTGAACCTCGCTGCGGTCGTCAAATGTCATTTTTTGAGCGATGGTATTTCTGGTAACTCATAGCAAAAAGTGCCGTAATCCGTTTTAACGCATACCGCCGGATTATTGAATCCAGCGCATGAAGTCAGAAACGCCATTCCAAGAAACGCAAATGAAAGAACGATCATCCAAAGCGCGATGGTTTTCGCGCTCATTTTTCTTTGCGGAAGATTTCGATAAGTCCAATAACAGCGGCGACCGCCGCGCCGATTGCGTCCCATTTTGCTGGTTCCATGCTCAAACCGGCAACGCCGCCGATGATGGCGAGGCCGCGAATTGTTGAGGGTTCTTTCAATTTTGCGAGTAATGTCTTCATGGTTTTTTTGCTTTCAACATTTTATACAGCGATACCGCGCCAATGCAAATTCCAAGGACGAGAGAGAGGACGCGAAGCCATGCCTCGACTTCGGAGAACGAGATCAGCACAGCCGTTGCGGGTGCGGACGTCCCGACGAATGTATGAAAAGTGTGGCTGTCCATTAGCTCAGACCGCCTTGGCTGATGAGTTCTTCGGTAAGTGTGCATGGCTGGAGAATTATCGTGCTCCGCTCGCCGCCGGTAGTCAGTTCGATCTCGATATCAGTCGTGACCGAAGTTGAGTTTAGCAACAGATCGCGGACGCCGAACGTATTAAAATCCACGGCGGCGGTTTTTGCTGGGGCCGCACTCAATCCGCTTTGCACTTGCAATGTTGGCAAGTCGGTGGCACTCTTATCGCCTCCGAAACTGATGTCGAAGTAACTATTCTGAACCCCTGCGACTGTTACGTTTCCTGCGCCGATGGAGTCGAGGTTTTGCAAAACCGTTTGCAAGTCCGCTGCTGTCGCGCTTGAGTTAAGCGATTGGGTCTGGCGAAGCACGGTTGTGGCTACGCTTCCTGTCGTCACCGTGCCTGTGCCGGTCGTGATTGCGACGGCCCCCGCTGTTACGCCTAGCAAAAACTCGGTCGGTTGTGGGATCGAGCGGACGAAATATTGAAGCCCTGCCGTGTAGCCGGTGAGAGCGGTGAAGCCTGTTAGCACAACAGGTTGCGCGAGCCTCAGGCCGTGGTTCGTTGCCGAAATAAATACGCCATCCGTGACCGTGCTGGCGATGTCCACGTTGTAGGTCGGAACCGTTACGCGAAAACCTCCCAGATATGGGGGGCGAGAAAATGATATGCGCTGAACTTCGTTTTGCAGAGTCGAACCGGTTATCAGAGTCACAACGCTGACGGTCAAGGCTGTGCCCAGGTCAGTCCATGTCGGTTCGTAGACTGCGGGAGCGAGACGAAGCTGAAGCTCTTGAATTTCGGCAGTTGTAGCGTCTCCGACAAGCCGCTCGTCGATGATCGCGGTTGTGGTTGGAATGAGACGGGCGAAGTTGCCTGTTATCGCTCCCTGCGTGCCTGCCGAGTTGAACGAGACAACAAAGTTGGTTGCCATCGTGCCATCAACGCTGACCGATCCTGCGGCGGTAATTGTCGAGAGCGAGTTGAGCGCGGACGATATCGCGCCTGCTGTCGCGCTGTATGCTATCGCGCCGCTGGTCTGTCCGCCGAAGGAGAGAGTGAATGTGCCGCTGGCTGGCGTTCCTGTGCGGCTCCCTACGCCAAATTTTACATCCGTTCCGGTATAATCTACGATATTAAAAGGAGCGGATATATCGCCTGTTGCTTCCAGAAAATACAGGTTGATCGCGCTGTTGTCGCCCTTCACGAATCGCGGCGTTGTAGCGGGTGCAAGGCTCGTCAAGCTCGTCGCCAGCCTGCGGTTCGTTGTGTCAATAAAAAGATCTCGTGCCATTTATTCGGGTGTTTTGTCAACAGCTTCCCACTTGCCTATTGGGCAACGCTCGGTTGCCATGCGGAGCTTCGCCCAAGTCGAGCATCCGCACTTGCGACAACGGCCCGTGGCGTTGAGTGCCTGCGCGTCCCATTCGGGACACGCTCGGCAGGTGGCTTCGCGGCTGGCGAGTGCTTCGGGCGATACGCTCGGCATTCCTGCCTTAGCAAAACGCTTTAAAGATTTCATCAATCTTTCAAGCATTTCTGGATTTAACTTAGACTGCAACGATTGTAACTCCGTTTGAGTAGGTTCCATACGGTGATGTCGTTCCAAATAATAAGCCAAAACCAAATCCAGAAATACTGCAAGTTGCAATCATATTGCTGGTGTCCAAATTGACGGAACCATATCCGACCTTGTTCCATGAGAATAAATCGCAAAAAATTCCACCATCGTTGCACCCCTCTAAAATCTCTCCGTCCTGCACTTGGATTTGGGTAAATCCGCAAAAAGGACTACAGTTACACGTCAGATCACAGCAACACGCGCAATTAACAGCGCGAAGGCCGCCGTCAATTTTGATCTTGATCGCTCCGGCTGGTGTGCGGCCTAGGATCATATTAGCATTCCTCGGTTGCGATCCACGATAGCCCGCCCGAAATCGCGCCTAGGACGTAGGTTCCGCCACTTGGGACGGGTGGAATCTTGAGCTTGCGTTTTGTAAATCCCTCTTGGCCCGATGTCTCTTCGACTAAAGTTGAATCGATCTCAAGCGTTGCGTAAACGAAATTCTTATCGAGGTCAGCCGCCTTAATTTGATATGGATATCCGCCTGCTGCCGAATTACCCGCAGACTTACCCGCAGACTTAACAAGCTGGCTAAATATATTTGGGACATCATTTTTTGCCATTATTATAGTCCGATGGTTGTCTGTTCAAACCCAGCAGCCGTAACAGATATAATGACCTCTAAAAATTCTCCGTAACTTGTGCTTTCATAGGATTCTGTTCGCCGATATAATTGTCTTTCAAATTGGCCAAAGACACCGATTGCGAGGCGTGTTCCGTCTTGAGCGTAGATATATAATTGTGGAGTGTCTGGAGCAGTGACAAATTCACTTTTTCTTGCGGCAAAACGATATGTTGCCACATCAAAAAATCTCGTATTATTATACGACTCAAAAAGAGATCCAGTATTAACATTAAAAATTCTTACTAAATAAGGGCCAAGGCGTTTATTTAAGTCCACAACGCCAGTCGTATTGACTCTACCGTAAGCGGTCACGGTGCAACTAATGAACCCATTTCCCATGTCTTGGTAGCTCGGCGCGGGGAAAATGTATGCCCCGTCGATGCACGGAGCAGAATCATCCGTCGGAATCGCATCACCCTCTCTAAAAGCAAAGTAATCAATTCGATCATCGGCTCGACGGATGTATTGCTGTTGTATCATGCAGAGTCCGCTTCGGAATGTCTCAACAACGCGATTCGGTTGCTTGATCCAGTCTGTTTTTCCGTGGTAAATATAGCTCATTTTTTAAGCAATTAATGCTGCGGTTGGTAGTTTCGGTTCGATTTTTTGAATAAGATCAAGGATGGATTTAACCATTGAGTCAAGCGTGTCTTTGGGAGTTTTTGCTGGCCCGCCCCCAGGTGTTCCAGCTGGTGGGGTTACTCCGTTTTTCACGGCTTTTGTCGTCTCTCCCATTTTTTTGGTGGTCTCTGCGCCAAGGTCGGCAAATCTATCCAGCCCCTTTTTTGTCGAGTCTGTCATTTTTGAGAAGTCTTTAAAAACTCCCTCTTCGCGAGCAAGTCGAGTGAGCTCTAGGCGTTCTTGTTTGTTTAACATGGCTGGAGCCGTATTGCCGTAATAATCGCTCAGCATATCCGCCGCATTTCGCATATCGCGCCCCGCTCCAACTCCAGTCACGGAAGCCTCAAGTTCTCGCTCCGCTATCTGTCGCCCTGTCGCCTCTGCCGCTTTAAATTGACCCGCTGCGATCTGTTCTTTCGCTTTCTTCTGGAGCTTCCCGCTTGGGTCAACTGCTTCAGACACTTGCTTGGATTTTATTTCTGATCCGATCTTTGTGGCAAGAGAGTTCTTGACGCGGTCGGCATCGCGTGCGGCGCGGGCCATTTCATTTGCGAGTTTTGTAGCTTCTGAAGCACCCATCCCGCTTTTGATTAAATCTTGAATCGTATCTTGTAGCTTTTTTGCGTTGGTAAGCGAATCGGCTAATTTTGTATTCCCTGCGGCGAGGGCGTTATTTATATCAATTTGAAGAGCAATCTCGGCGCGTTTAATGTCAGCGGATTCTTTGAGCTTTTTCTGTCGAGCTATTTCGGCGTTGAGAGCACGTTCGTCTTCGGCGGTTTGATCTTTTGCCAGTGTCTGTTGGCTATCCCTTTTTTCTTTAAAAGCCTTTTGCGAAGCGGCAACATCCTTGTTGATGCGATCCATCGTTTGCGCCTCCCATGCCTCATCGGCAGAAATGATGGCATCAGTTCCCTTTACAACTTCTTTTTGTTTTTCGGTAACCTTGTCGAACAACGGCGGAACGTCCGCCATGTTCTTTTTGAAATTCGCTGGAATGTCACCCATTGATTTGCTGGCCTTATCTGCCGCAAGTTCGACAGCAACGGGGATTCGCTGCAATGCTAATTCTGCAGACTTAGATCCGGCTTCTGCGCTTTGTTTTAATCCGTCAGCAATTCGACTAAATGCTGGCCCTAGAGCTATAAACGTATCGGCAAGCGATCCAGATACCACTTTTTTAATGTATCCACTAACGTAATCGAACGCCGATGTAATTGCCATTACTAGCGGGCCGCTTGATACAAACTGATCTTTTATGAAATCGCCAACGGTCTTGAAAGCCGCAACGATATTCGTATAGATACTATTTGCCGTGTCCTTTGCCTGCTGAACAATCGCCTGCCAAGCGAGCTTGAATCCGTCTGTAAAGTTGCCAGTTTTAAACGAATCTACTGCGCTTTGGAATAGCTTCATGCCGTTGCCTGCGCCTACGAAAAACGCGCCGATCTCCTGCCCTGCCTTTGAGGCGTCGAACATCGAGAGCGCCGTGGTGACGGCGTCGAGTGCCGGTTTGACTTTGTCGATCAAGCCCGCTGCGAGTTCAATAAATTTACCACCCACGACAACAAGGTTGTCGCTGATGCGGTCGAACTGCGACGATCCCGCCTTCATTATGGCGGGCAACGAGCCGAGTTGCAGTTTTGCCGTCTCGATCTCGTCGTCGAAATTGGCGAACACTTGGTTGAGTGCACCGCCGCTCTTGCCGAAAATCTCCATCGCCGTTGTGGCCCGCTGTGCAGGGTCAGGGATACCTGCAATAGCCTTACCTATTGCTTTCAGTTGTTCTTCTGGCGAAAGCCCACGGAGTTGAGAAAGTGAAAGACCTAGGTCGGCGAAGGCATAAGCGGCCTTACTTGTGCCGTCTTCTGCGTCAACGAGCGCCTTTTGCATTTTGTTGATGATAGGGCCAAGAGCATCCGCTCCGACTCCAGCATTTTGGAATGCTCGTTCCAATAGCAATACCTTATCAACGGCAATGCCCGTGCGGTCGGCTAGATCATTCAGCCTGCCGCCCATATTCAGAGCATCCCCGAAGCTTGCAATGGTCTTTGTCGCAGCCGAAAATGCCGCATCAATCGCCATCGAACCTAGTTTTGCAGCGGCTCCCGCGAGTGTTGCGCCAACTGCTATTTTTCCGAAGCCGATCTCCGCTTTTTTGCCTGTATCTTCCGCCGTTGTTCCGAGAGTTTTGACTTGGTCTGCCGTGCCTTTGGATTGATCTCCGATGGCCTTGATGTTTTTCTCCATTGACGTCACTTGGCCGATGCGCTTCATCGTGCTTTCGAGTTCGGTCATGGATAGCTCGCCGCCTTTGACCTTGTCTTTCAGACCATTCAATTCCCCCTGAACGGCCTTAAGTGTCTTCTCAAGTCCTGTATCTGTTGCTCCAAATTCTACTGTTACGTCGGCCATATCGTTATGTTACTGTAAGGGTTTTTTGTCTCTTTTTTAGAATCATGTTCATTTGGTTTCGCATCTTTGTTGCGACGACTGAAAGCGCGTTGAGTTGCTCACTTGCTGGAAGAATCTGAGATACCCACGGCACGTTATTTGTAAGAGTCACCTTCGGGCTTTTGATGTTGGATGTTAAGTCTTGAACTGATCCAGATCCGCTTCTTGTG